TGAGCTGGAAGATGCCAGTTAACCACATGGAGACTAATGCAATGGCTGTTCTGTATCAGCTTGAGGCTATTCGTAAGCACTGCCCCGACTGCAGATATTACAATGCTGGCTCTTCAGAGGAGTTTGGGGATGTTTTGTATTCCCCTCAGTCAGAGCTTCACCCCATACGTCCAAGAAGCCCGTATGGGGTTTCTAAGGCTAGTGCGAGGCACATGGTTAAGGTGTGGAGAGACTCCTACGATCTATTTGCTATCCAAGGCTGGTTATTTAACCATGAAGGAACTCGCCGTGGAGAGGAGTTTGTTACTCGTAAAATTACCAAGAATGTGGCCCGTATTAAAAACGAATATGTGTCAGACGGGTTTAAGCCCCTTGAATTAGGTAACGTTGATGCGAAAAGGGATTGGAGTGACGCCGAAGATTTTGTGGAAGGTGTTTGGTTGATGTTGAACCAAGAAGAGCCTAGGGAATATGTCCTATCCTCCAATAACACCCACACCATTAGAGAGTTTGTGGAACAAGCTTTTAACTTTGCGGGTTTTGCGTTGGAGAAGTGCGAATGGGTGGGGAAAGGCGTGGATGAGAAGTACACACACGAAGGAAAAGTGTTAATGTGTGTGAATCCAGAGTTCTACAGACCAGCCGAAGTAGAATTGTTGTGGGGGGACTCTTCGGAAGCTCGCAGAAACCTTGGGTGGAAGCCCAAGACGGACTTTGTAGGACTTGTAAGAAAAATGGTTGACCATGACATGAACAAGGGTTAACTTGGCCATGAATGGCCAAACCTAAGAAGATAAGCAAGAGAAACATCTTGATTAGATTAGTGGACGTTCCCGACCAAGGGAAGCGTCCATTTTACGCTAGGGAGATGAAGTTCTTGAACACCCTTTGCGAGAGGTACTCCTTAGAGTTTATGGATATAGTAAACTTTCAGAAGAAGTTCTACTCATTGGCCTATCTGGTCAGCCCTAAGCTTAAGGAGACTTTGGACAGGAAGTTTAGAGCTTTTAATTATGTTGTTGACAACTCCCGATATCCAGATTATGATCTGGGTGAAAAGTCGGGGCAGGACATAAGTTTTACCCCAAAAAGAAAAACCCTAAAAGATTTTTTAGATGAGTAAAGAACAGAACCCAAATACAATGCTGAAAGGTTTCCTCAAGGAAACAAAGGACGACCACTACAACTTTGAAGAGGAAATTAACTACAAAGTTTCTAGTGGGTCACTTCAGTTCGATTTGCAGCTTGATGGTGGGTTTGGACCCGGACTTCACAGATTCGTGGGCATGAACGAGGGAGGGAAAACTTCTGAGTCGTTAGAGGTTATGAAAAACTTCCTAAAGATGCCGGGTGCTAGAGGGGTGTTCATTAAAGCTGAAGGTAGGCTTTCTCCAGAGATGAGAAAAAGATCAGGCATCAATTTTGTCTTTAATGCTGATGACTGGGTTGATGGCACTTGTTTTGTATTTGAGTCCAACATCTACGAGGTTGTAGTGGACCTGATGAGGAGGCTTGTGCAGTTCAACGATGATAAGACTAAGTATTGCTTCGTGTTAGACTCTGTAGACGGTTTGATCCCAAAGAACGATGTGGATAAGAATTTCGAAGATTCTTCTAAGGTGGCAGGGGGCGCTGTAATAGCCGGGGTATTTATGAAGAAGATGTCCATTGCTTTGCAGAAAAGAGGGCATATGGCTATATTTATTTCCCAAGTCAGGGCTGATATCAAACTTGACCCATACGCCAAGGGTCCGGTTAGACAGACCACTGCGACAGGGGGAAATGCATTGCTCCACTTCGCCAACTGGATTATTCAGTTTGAGCCTCGGTATAATGGGGACATGATCCTCAGAAATCCCTCTGTTAAGAAGATAGACCCAAAGACAAACCCACCTATAGGACATTTCGCCAAGGTCACTGTGAAGAAGTCGCCTAACGAGAAGACCAATATGTCTATCAGTTATCCCGTCAGATACGGGCAGGAGGGTGGAAGATCTATATGGATTGAAAAAGAGGTAGTTGACTTGTTGTCAGCTTGGGAGTTTGTAAAAAAGAGCGGTTCGTGGATAAGTATTACAGAAGACTTCAAGGAGGTCTTGTCAGAAACTGATTTCAGTCTACCTGAAAAAGTGCAAGGGGAGAACAACCTCTTCAAACTCATAGAGGAGAATGAAAGTCTGTGTGAATTCCTTATTGGTTATTTCAAGAATGCCATTCAGGAGTTTTCATGAAGTTCTATACCACAGACGGTAAACTAAGAAATCTCAAGAACCCTAAGAAGTACCATATAAAGTGGGAGGCTTCAAGCTTGAGTAAATTCCAAAAAAGGGTAAAGGATTTCTTGTTCCCTTTCTGGAGAAACGATATTGTATTCGAAGAGTTTAGGATAGTAGGTAGTAGGCTCTCCTTGGACTTTTACAACGCCAACAAAAGGGTGGCTGTAGAAGTTCAGGGAGCGCAACATACTAAGTTTGTTAAACATTTCCATAAGAACAGGCTGAAGTATTTGGAGCAGTTAAGAAGAGATCAGAAAAAGCTCGACTTCTGCGAAATGAACGATATAACAATGGTAGAGATTTACCCAGAGGACACTGTGGATAAAGACCTATTTGAGAAGCAGGGTATATATTTATGAACGAAGAAGAATTTCCATTCACCATTCCAGAGCAGTTAGTGTCTAAGATCTATGATTTGTCTGGCGATTCAGACAAGTACAAAGGTGTTATACTTGCGGTGGCGTCTGAAGATGGTAGTCCAATGATCTACTCTAAATTTGACTCCACTGTTATGGAATTGGGTTTAAGGAAAGCTTTAGAAGACTGGGTTAAAGGAACAACAGAAATGCAAGGATTGACAGATGATTTATAATTACGAACTAGAAAAACAGCTGTTGGCGGGACTCTTAAAAGATCCTGAAAGTTATATAGATATAAGTGACTTTATCGGCAACGATGACTTCTACTCAGAAGACACATCTCTGCACTCTGCTGTGTTCAGGGTCGTGCAACAAGCTATCTCTAACGGAGATGAGATAGATGAGATTATCATTGCTCAGCGTGTCAGCGACATAGGTCTGTCGTTCCGAGATAACCTCAATCCTTCTGATTACATAAAGTCTTTAGCAATGCGAAAGGTTCCAAAAGGTAATCTTGTGAAGACTGCTAAGGAGCTAAAGAAGTTCACAGTCCGAAGGCAAATGCTTAACTCTTGCGAAGAGATAGGCAGAAAGATGAAGTCTATGTCACCAGATGCAGCCTACTCTAAGATCATAGAAGAGGCTGACAATATATATAATGCCCAAGTGAATCTTTTCGAGATTGGCGATAATACTCCTGACAATATCTATGAGGATATGGAAGCTCTTATCGAAGAGAGGGGAGATAACCCTATCGAGGAGTTTGGTATGATGGGGCCACACGAGAAGGTCAACGATATTTACGGCTCTCTCCTTAGGCCCGGAAACATCACTGTTATTGTGGCGAGGTCTGGGGTTGGTAAGACTCAGTTCTGTATGGATTACGCTACCAAGGTTGCCCTCAAGTATGATGTCCCTGTTCTCCATTTCGATAATGGGGAGATGAGCAAAGAGGAACTTATTATGAGACAGTGCGCTGCACACTCAGGTGTCCCTATGCACCTTTTGGAGAGTGGTAGGTGGAGGCAAGCTGGTGAAGATGTGGTGGCTAAAGTTAGGTCAGTCTGGCCTAGGATCAAGGGTCTCAAGTTCTACTACTATAACGTTGGAGGCATGGATGTTGACACTATGGTAAACACCCTTAAAAGGTTTTACTACTCTACAGTCGGGAGGGGAAATAGAATGGTCTTCTCTTTTGATTATATTAAAACATCCAACGAGTCCTCCGGTAACAAAAATGAGTGGCAGGTTGTGGGGGAAATGGTGGACAAGTTTAAAAAGTGTATCCAAAAGGAGGTTCTGGAAGATGGAGACCCCGTTATCCCTATGATCACCTCTGTCCAGTCTAACCGTAGCGGAATCACAACAAACAGGAACTCTCAAAATGTAGTTGACGATGAGAGTATTGTGTCCCTGTCAGACAGGATCACACAGTTCTGTTCACATATGTTTATCCTAAGGAAGAAAACGGATGATGAAATAGAGCTAGAAGGTAGAGGGTTTGGCACTCATAAACTTGTTAATGTTAAAGCCCGACATTTGGGCAGGGACATAGCGGGTGCTATAGAGCCAGTCCAAGTGGAAGATTCTTTGAGGAAGAATTTTATTAATTTAGATTTTAAAAACTTTAATATAACAGAGCAAGGTGACCTTCGTGAGATAGTCGAGGCACGTTCCCTTCCCCTACAAGATGGTCCAGACAGTGGAGATGGCAGAATACCAGAAATCTCAGAATTTTAGTGACTTCAAATCAATACTGGAGTCTATAGGATACAGCCTTATTGATTGTGGAGACCACTGGAGGACACAAGCTTTATACAGGGGTGGTGATAACGCCACAGCAGTAAAGGTATACAAGAATACAGGTGTATGGATGGATTTTGTAGATCATGTGGGTTGCAAACCATTTGAGGCTTTAGTAAAGCTAACAGTCAAAGATGAAAGGTCAGCTAAAAATCTCATAAAGAATGTAAAAGTAGATGCACTTAATTATAAACAAAGCAGCAGGAGGAAAGGAATAGAAATGGAAAGGGTCTACCCAGATGACAGCTTAAACAAACTGTTCCCAAATTATAATTTTTATTCAGGAAGGTCTATCAGCGAAGAGACTCAAGTTTCTTTCAAGGTTGGTTTGGCTGGTGTCGGTAAGATGTACAGAAGGATGGTGTTCCCTGTTTACAATGAGAACAAGCAAGTTATCGGCTTCTCTGGGAGAAAGATAGATGAGGGAAATGATTACCCCAAGTGGAAGCATGTAGGTAAGAAGAGTGGGTGGGTTTATCCCGCTTGCATACCGGAGCATGATTGCGATTCTGAGATAACAGAAAAACGAGAGGTTGT